TACTGGGACAAGTGACTTCGTACAGGCCGTAACCCTAGTGCAGGGAACAGACTACACGAACAAGATTGGTAACTGGATAAGGCAGACAGGTAGCGTAGTCTACATAGATATGCCCTTTCAGATTGGTGACAACGCTGCTTCTACTCAGTTCAACGACAATGGAGTTACTGTCGTTAGTCCAGCTAGTAATGCCGCAGCAGACCCAAGGTTTCAGCTAACAGATCAAGCTATGCGAGTTCACTTGAACCTACTCGACTCTGCTGCTGACACTTGTACTATGACAGGCACTTACCTGTGGGGAACAAGGGCAGCTTTTAACTTCGACCAGTCAAACCTGTCTGAGACTAATCTAGCTGGAGCTACCTTTAGGGGTATGGGAGACTTGACTATAGGCTCTTCTGTCTCTGGTGCAGCAACCTTCGATAACACTGGTTCTGTTAAGCTGAGTAATAGCTCTGTGAACATCAACGGGTCTACGATCTCAAACACTTTTGCATCTAATGCGCTACACTTTACTGGAGGACCAATGAACATAGCAAATATGCGATTTGAGTCTTATGCTGGCAAACACGCTATCTTGATTGACACTGTCGGTTCTTACACTTTAACTGACATATTCTTCGATCAAAGCGGTACTGCTGACATAGAGACCACTCATACCACTGGTACGGTAACGATAAACTTAGTGGGGACAACAACAACTCCTAGCTTCACTAACACAGGTGGCGGAACTGTTGTGTTAAACTTCCCCAATAGAACACTAACACTGAACGGTATTGTTGCAGGTTCTAGGATACTCGTGACAGACACAACAAATACTGTTGTACTCTTTAATGAGGTTCCCTCAACAAGTCCCTTTGTAGGTTCTATAGCTTCGGTAGGAACTGACGTAGATTTGTCTATACGGGTTCGTAATGGCGCTGTTCCTTATAAGACCTTTGATACAACAGCCACCCTGACTTCTGCTGGTGTAAGCATTAACGTAAGTCAAGTTTCAGACGCATAAGGAGGTAACATGGCAACAACTATAAACTTTGCAACTAAGGTTATCTCTGTACCACGGGCTGACATGACGCTTATTCAGTCAACACCCACTGAGATACGACAGTTGAGCATCGACCAGTTCCGATTAGACCTAAAGGCTATACTTGCTACTATTGTTGGCATGCCTAATCCTGACACACACATACGTAATCCATCAGTAACAGTTGGTGGCGTTGTTCTGGCTAGTGTTATTGAGATGGTCAATGGGTACACAATTACGTTTGAAGACGGTCAGTATGCGGTTAATTTGGCTGGTGCCAACTCAAACATTGCAGATGTAGTTAACGTAAACCAAGTATCTGTACGTTCCGCTAACTCTGCTGGTCTGCAAGACCTGTCAACACTACTTACTGCTGCATATCAGGGACAAGTGGTGTTTTCTACTGCTGGTCAAGCAGGTACAGCTATTCCAGTGGGCACTCGCGCTACTCCAGTAGATAACTTTAGTGATGCAATTACAATAGCTAATAAACTTGGTATTCGTCGTATTCAACTTGCTACATCAGGTACGCTACTAACAGGCGCTGCTGCTACTGGTAAAGTTTTCGCTGGGGATAACGCAACAGTTGATACCCTACAGCTTAGAACAGGTGCTGACGTAACCGACTGTGGCTTTGAGAACCTTACGGTCTCAGGAACTCTTGATGGCAACAACATCTTTAAGAATTGTACTGTAAACGACATAAGCTACGTCAACGGTATCTTACAAGAGTGTTCATTGACTGGAACTATTTCCGTTGATGGTACTGCACAAGCTAACATAATCAACTGTTGGTCAGGAACTGCTGGTATAGCAGACAATCAACTGGTTACGATTAACATGGGTGGCTCAGGAAACTCTCTAGCTCTCCGTAATTACTCTGGTGGCTTAAAGATAACTAACTACACTGGCGGTGGTGCTATCACACTAGATTTCGCTTCTGGTCGTGTCGTAATAGATGCAACTTGTACAGCAGGTTCGATAGGCATTCGCGGAATAGCTGAAGTAACTGACAATAGCTCTGCTGGCTGTACTGTCCAAGATGAGACAGTTAATTCCTCACTAGAGATCATTAACAATGGCGTTAAGAACTCATCTATCTTAGTACCACATACACAAGGGTTAAACTAATGGCTGAGTATCAAGGTAAACAGGTAACTCTGAACAAACCTAGACGTACAACAGGTGGAAGCAGCAAGTTTGAAGTCTTTGTACAAGATGGCGACAGAGTTAAGCGAGTTTCTTTCGGCGATCCTAACATGAGCATCCGAAGAGACAACCCAAAAGCAAGGGCTAACTTCAGGGCTAGGCACAACTGCGATACGAAGAAGGATAAGACAACGGCTGGTTATTGGTCTTGTCGCATGTGGAGCAGCAGTTCAGTGAGTAGCCTTACGAAGGCTTACACCGAGGAGAACTTCAAGCCTCACACTATGTATCACCCAGATACTAAAGAGAGCATAAAGGTAAATACCTTGCAAGAACACTTAGATTTACAAGAGAATGGGTTTGAGCACAAGATGACAAAGAACATTGAGGGTAAAATCCTAAAGACTGATGAAGAGCAACGTATGGTTTACGGGTGGGCATCAGTTATCACTGAGAACGGAGAACCAGTAGTAGATCGTCAAGATGACATGATTGAAGCTGACACTCTCGTTAAAGCAGTAAATGAATTTATGGAGCATGTGCGGGTCGGCAAGGCTATGCACGTAGGGGAGCAGGTAGGAACGGTAGTTCACTCTCTCCCAATCACTAAAGAAATAGGTGATTCTCTTGGTATCCAGTCTGACCGTGAAGGATGGGTTGTCGCTTACAAAGTATTCGATGATGATGTCTGGGCTATGGTCAAGAGTGGTGAATTAGCAGCATTTTCCATTGGTGGAAAAGCTATCAAAGAGGAGATATAACTTGCCCAATCTCTTAAAAAAGTTACAGCTTACAGAGCTTTCCCTTGTGGATCGCCCAGCCAATGCTCAGGCAATGGTATCCCTCTTTAAGCGTGACACTTCCCAAGAGGAACTTATTAAAATGACAGATGAAATGGAAGCCAAAATCAAGGCATACATGGATGAAAAAGGCGTTGATCGTGACGTAGCTATGAAAGCTATGGACCTGTACAAAGCTGAAGAGTCTGCTGAAGAGGTTGCTGAGAAAGCTGCCCCAGAAGTTGAAGCTGCTGAAGAAGTAGTCTCAGAGACGGACACTCTTAAAGCTGATCTTGAGCGTCTGACGGCTGAGAACCAGCAATTACGCAAGGGCTTGATCGACGAAGGTTACACTATTCGTGCTGACTCAATCGAAAAGAAAGCACCTGAAGAAACAATGAACTTTGAAGGCGTTGATGTGAACAAGTCTGACATTCCAGCCCCTGTTCTCAAAGCTCTTGAAGAAGCTGCTTTTGTTAAGGCAGACGCTGAACTCACGAAGAGTGCTGGAGCAATCTTGCCACACTTTGCAGAGGCAGCAGCTAAAACTCTTTTGAAGTCATTCTCAGAAGATGAAGCAATTATGGAGATGTTGAAAGCTGCTGACGCTGCCTTTGAAGCATCCATGCAAGAATTTGGTAAGTCTGATGTAGATGGCGAGTTCGCTACTTCCGCTGACAAACTGGATAGTATCGTGAAGTCCTACATGGACGAAAATAAACTAAAGAAGAGTGAGTTTGCCAAGGCTTATGCTGCTGTAGCAAAGACCGAAGAAGGCAAAGCACTTATCAACAAATCCTATAAAGGGGAATAATCATGGCTGTAACGCAATCACGCGACAACCGCACTATCGTTGCAGGGGCAGACCTGTCTGCTGCTCAATTCACTTTCGTATCTCTTGATGCTAATGCTAAAGCTATCCCTACTGGCGCTGGTTTAGCTGGTTTTGGCTTACTTGAAGTAGGCACTGCTGCTGGTGGAGCCTGTACAGTAACTAAGACTGGTAAAGTCATGGTTTCTTGCGGTGGCACTGTAACTATCGGAGGAAACGTCTCTGCTGATGCAAATGGCGCGGCTTTAGACTCTACCGCTGGTGATATAATCTTGGGCGTAGCTTATGAAGCTGGCGTTAACAAGCAGGTCATCTCAATCGAACTCAGCGACGCTGGAAATGTAGCCACATAATCGCTATAATTAAGGAAATATAATATGCCAATATTAACCCCATCACAGGTACATTTGGACCAACCATTGTCAAACTTGACGCTGGCCTATGTACAATCACAAGACGTTTTCATCGCTGACAAAGTGTTCCCTACTGTAGGTGTCGCACGTCAGTCTGATCGTTACTATATTTATGACCGCGCAAACATGAACCGCGCTGGTGACGTTAAAATTCTTGCTCCTCGCACAGAAGTTAACCGTATCGGCATGGCAATCTCAAGCGACTCGTACTTCACAGATGTACGTGGCTTGGGCATGGACTTCGATGAGCAGACTATCGCTAACGAAGATGAAGTGTTGGAAATCCGTTCCGCTGGCGCACAGACCTTAGCCATGCGTATGTTGTTGGATCGTGAAGCTAACTTCGCTACCACGTTCTTCTCCACTGGTATTTGGGGAACAGAAGTAGCTGGTGCTGGTGCTGTTGGCGCTGCCGCAGTAATCTTCTGGAATGACTACACTAACTCCACACCAATCCAGAACGTCACAGTAGCTATGAAAGATGCACAGCTCAAGTCTGGTGGCTTCAAGCCAAATACAATGGTTGTTGGCAAAGAAGTACGTGACATCTTGATCAACCACCCTGATATTCTTGCACGTTTGAACGGTGGTTCAACCATCAACAACCCTGCATTGGTAACAGATGGCAAGTTGGCTGAAATCTTTGGCGTAGAGAATTTCTTCGTCATGGAAGCCGTCAGCAACACTGCTGCTGAGGGTCTCACAGAGGTTAACGCCTTTATCGGTGGCAAAAACGCAATGTTGTGCTACACACCAAAAGCTACTGGTCTTATGACCCCTGCTGCTGGTATGACATTCGCTTGGAACTCAGTTCCCGGCGTTAACAACCTTGGTGTTACAGTTGAATCATTCTCTGATGATGCACTGAAGCGTCAGCAGGTTGCAGAGCACATCCAAGTTAAGATGTCCTACGACATGAAGGTTGTTGGCCCAGACTTGGGTTACTTCTTCAGCGCAGTCATCCAGTAAGTTAGCTTACTATAATAACGGAGTGCCCCTTAACGGGGGCATTTCCCAACATATAATATAACATAATAGTATTCATATAATGGAGAGTAACATGCACCCCACATACTTGGGAATACAAGTCGATTGGCCTTTGTTTGTCAAGATGCCCTTAAATGCAGACGGTAAACTTTGGAAGCCGGGAGATCACTTTAATTGGTTGGAACGAGGGATTGATGCAGACAAAGTAGCAAGCCTGTACGTCACTAATTACGTTCATCACAACGAAGAACTAGCAGTACAGAACAAAGTCGGAGATCGACTGTCTGAACTAGCTGGAAAACAACTAGACACTTTGGTTAATCTGATGAACGTAGAGGTCAAGAAGAGAACCTCTAGCAATACAGAGTATGAAGCTAAGAAGTGCAAGAAATCAAAGCTAGATGACAAGCAACGTGGTCTTATTCGTCGCTTCCTTAACGTAAGCCACTGGATCACAGAAGACTTCTACGAAATACGAGATAGCATTATAAGCTAACAACAACGGAGACGAGTTATATGGCTTGGAGTTATAACCCAGCAGACCTAAATACTACCACAGCCGCTGGTAGGTTAAACGTAGTTCGTCTCCTAACTGGTGACACTAACACTCAAGACCAACAGGTTGAGAACGAAGAGATTACATTTGCCCTCGCTGAGAATGGTAACAACGTGTACTACTCTGGCTCTTGGATCGCTCGTGCTATTGCATCTAAATACTCTAGACAAGTAACGACAGAACTAAGTGGCGCTCTGAGCGCACGTTACTCTGATCTAGCCAAGCAGTATAAGACCCTTGCAGACAACCTAGAGTATCAAGGTAAGACCTCTGGTGCTGCTGTGGGTATCTTGGCTGGTGGCATCACTAAGAGTGGCGTAAATGCTGTGAGAGCTAATACTAATAGAATTGCACCAGTTTTTAGCATGGACCAATTTAAGAACCCTCCAAGCTATCAAACACCAGAATACGAATAGGAGTAACATATGTCATTTCGCTCCTTTGACTTATTGAACCTAGTAAAAGACTTTGGCTCAGATGTAGTCCTTCGTAAGACTGTAATAGACGGAACATATAACCCTGCTACTGGAACTGTGGATGGATCAACCTCCCAAGACTTAACTACAACAAGTTACTTCTTTAACTTCGCTGTAGGGCTTACCACTGGTGAAGAAGTTCGTCGTGGGTCTAGTCGGTGTATAATTCCAGCACTAGGACTTGCAGTAGCTCCTGACGATGAAGATAAAATCATAGGCTTAGGCAGTACATACGAGGTAGTCTCAGTACAGACCTTCTACAGTGATGGCGTTGCCGTTTGCTACGTCTGTGAGGTTAGAGACTAATGGCTCAATTAAAGCAAAGTATTCAAACCACCTTCGATGGCCTCAAGAAACAGATCGAAACCAAGTCAGCAGACGCTATTAAGGATCGACTAGAAGACGTAGCAGACTTCGCTGTAATGGTCTCCCCTGTTTCTACTGGTGCCTATGTTAACTCATTTTCCATCGGTAAGGCAGGTTTTGGTGGCGGTCGATCAGTGTCATCTGATAACAAGCCTATGTATCAGGATGAAATGCTTATGAAGCAGCAAGCTTTAGACAACCTGCATCGTGACATAGATGCACTAGACATAGCGCAAGACTTAGAAGATGGCAATGCTAGGTTCACCCTCCGTAACCGATCTCCTCACGTTGAAAACGTAGAGAATGGCATAGGTTGGAAACGAACAGCGGCCTACGAAGTCTTTAGGAAAGTTAAAGGGAGGTTCTCATAATGGCTGCAATTTATGATGACATAAGAGCCGCTCTTGAGGTACATCTATCTCAAGTGGTAGGCATACCTCAGATTGCCTCGGAGAACGTCTCTTACACCCCTACGACAGGCACTCCCTTCGTTCAGCCGAAGCTACTACCTTTGTCTCGTAGGTCTGCTGTACGAGGCTTAAATCCGCAGCAACGATACGATGGCCTATTCAGAGTATTCTGTTATGTGCCAGAAGGCAACGGACCATCCGCTGCTGACAACTTAGCTAATCTGGTGATAGACGCCTTTGACGCTGCAACTGATATAACAAATGGTGGCACTAGGGTTTCTATTGACTACGCTGAGAGAGAAAGCGGTTTTGTAGACAGCCCTTGGTATTACGTCCCAGTAATCATCAAGTATTATATCTACGCTTAGAGAAAGAACCACAATGATTAAAGCAACTAAGAATTTTGCCTACTCAGGTAGAACATACTTCGTCGGTGATGAAGTTCCCGCAAACGTAGCTACGGCACTTGATCCAAGTTATACGGAAAAGCCTAAAGCTAAGAATAAACCAACTTACACTAACATCACTCTTGAAGGAGAATAAATATGGCTTTTGCACAAGGTAGCCGTTCCAGTCTATCGTCCATCGCAGAGACTGCATTCGGAACTACACCAGCAGCACCAACTTTTGCGTTGCTGCCAATAAACTCACACTCTTTAGATTTGACCAAAGATCGTGTTGAAGGCAATGAAATCCAAGCTGACCGTATGCCACGGGTTGACCGTCACGGCAACGTACAGGCTGGTGGTTCACTCGAAGTTGATCTCCGTAAAGGTGACTTTGACGGCTTGATTGAATCTGTTATGATGAACGCTTGGGACAGCTCTCCTGCTGATGCACCCGATCTTATTAAAGTCGGCACTACACAGAAGTTCTTCACAATGGAAGATCACGCACAGGACATCACTCAGTTCCGCCTGTTCACTGGTCTCTCAGCTTCATCAATGAACATCTCTATCGCCCCTAACCAGATGATCTCAACGACATTTGACATGGTTGGCAAGACTATGGTTCAATCTACTACTACTGGCTCCACAGGCGGCGCTCCTACAGCAGCCTCAGCCAACCAGCCATTCGACAGCTACTCAGGTACAATCTCTGATGGTGGTACTAGCATTGCAATCGTTACGTCCATTGACTTCTCTGTGACTAACTCCTTCGCACCTACATTCGTTGTTGGTAGCTCCGCCGCTCAATCTCTTGAGTTTGGTCGCGCTGTTGTTGAAGGTACGATGACTGTTTACTACGAAGATGCTACACTCATTGACAAGTTCATCAATGAAACTGAAAGTGCTATCGTCATTAACGTAAATGATCCATCTGGTGCAAGTCAGTACACATTCACATTTCCACGGGTC